CCAATACGCTGTTCCAGAACTGCTATTCTTTTTAGCAGTCTATTAAATGCTTCTGCTGTTGGTACCACTGTACGCTCGCCATCTATATCAAATTCCACCATACCGTTAAGTACTTTGAAGCTAGCTTCTGTGGCTTCTGTTGCTTTTAATAGCTTGGGAATTTTACGTCTTTCGTTGTACTGATTCATTTTATCTCCGCTTGGTTAAAAACATCTTGCACCCAACGTGCATCTTCTGGGTACCTGAGGATTCTGGCACGCCAGGATTGTGGTTCAATAAAAGTCACTAAGTCCTCTACTTGACCAGGCTCTAGTCTGTCCACTAGTCTGCTGCCCTGATCTGTTGCAAATAAACACCAGGGACTAATACGACCCATCTTGAAATCCTGTACAAACTGCACGGTGGGGACTGTGACAAAATAGTCCTGCCATTCCCTGCCCACAGATTCACTCCAGGCTCTAATGTGTAGTATACTGCGTTCTATTGCACGATCCACTGATTCTGATTTTAATTTCTCTTTGACATAGGTATCATAGACAAATCGTTTAGTCCAGTCGTATATCTTAACACTGTTTTTAATTAAGTATTTAACGAAATCCTCTGGATCTGATAGATTTAAATCTATCATATGCTTGCTGAGTTTCATGAAACTAGTATAGTAAGAATTCTTAACAAACTCCTCATATGGCTTATCGTGTTTTACGTTGGCAATACTCATACGCCTAAATATCAACCAGCTCTGATAAGCTATACGATTTTGTTTGTCATCTTTACCTGCTATCCTTCGCTTTTGCTCGCACATATGACTCATGAGTGTTGACTCACGAGCGAAGTCTTTATTACAGTGTTTGCATTTATAGGTCGTTTGCACTAGAGATAACATCTTTGTCTTTAACGTGGTATTGTTCAAGCATATCTTTGGCGGACTTTTTGTCAAAAGTATCTATCCAGAGATCCAATTCAGTATCATTAAGGTGTGGGTTGTTATCTCGTAACCACTCCTTGAAGGCATTTTTCTTTTTGCGTTTGCCGCCTGGGGGAGCTATATAAGGATGTTGCATACCCATACCTATGCCTACTATACTCATCAGTAACCAGGTCATTTCGGTATCTTTAATGGCACTGAAGTTTGTGTTCACTAGATCATTGGTCATAATAAGATAATGCTCTATGATATCACTGTTGGCGCTTTCTGCACTGCTCATATACCGCATAACCAACCAGCCAGTACTAAACGCCTTCTTCTCCTCGTCGTCTAATGATTCATAGAATGTCTTTACCCGTCTGTCAATGCTGGGTAGCACCTTTCTGAACATATCCAGCTTAGGCGCTTCACGTGATGCGTTTGTTTTCTTTTTAGTAGCCATGTGATATTATAACACAGTCAATACATTTTTTCAATAGCAAGAACTTCAGGAAGTTTGGTAGTTTCTTTTACAAAATACGCACACATTGGCTTGGGTCCTGATTCCAGTGGCACTGCCAAAATATGCCCGTGTTTTAACTTAGGAGTGAACCATCGTACATCCTGGAACACATTGACGATTTCCAGTGGCTTAAATTCCAATCTAAAACTGCTAATAGGATTAAAGACGAATGCACTGAACCCACGATCGTTTACGTTCATAATAGGTACAATCTCTGGATCACCGTGATCTGGTTCACCTATAACAACATACCAATCCAGTGGCACCTGTATAGTATGGTCACCTATTTTCAACACTGCTGCTGGTGCATGAAATGTCTCCATGAATATCAGTGGCACGAAATGATAGTCTACGTTCTTAGGATCGTTCCAATCTAGTACTCCGTATCGCAGATCCTCCACCTCGTCCGGTAATTGATTTAGTTCAAATGCCGTGTTGTCTACTGTTAAAATGTTCATAGATATTTTACTTTCTGTACTTTATATGGATAGCCTGCATCTTCGTAATACTTCTTCCTGGTTGTTAAATGTCGTTTACTGAACTTAGCACTGGATGTTAAGTCCCATATCTCCACATGATCCTTGTCCTGGGCTTTTCTAATACCCCGTCCAATACTCTGGATAACTCTGGTAAAACTCTTACCTGGTTCTATCAGCACAAGATTAAAAATCCTAGGCACGTTAATACCCACTGCTGCTACACCGTATGTGGCTACGATGATTTTATCATCTGCCGTTTTGACGTCATCATAATGACCTTTTCTGTCATTGGACTTCATTGTTCCGCTGACGAACGCGGCACCTGGAAGTCTCTCACAGATCATTTCTCCACACTTCACCCTGTCAACGAGCACCAGCGTATTGCCTGTTTCTGCTAACTTGTTAATGAAGTCAGCGATAAAGTCTATTCGTGTTTTATTTGTAGTTAGGAATGTTAGTTCTTCCTGATAGCTTGGATACTCTACCACATCCTGAAGCTGTAATACGTTTACTTGACAGTTTGCCAACACACCCAGATCCTGTAAGTCCTTGGCTGCAATAGTCTTTACTAGTTCACCAATGCAACACACCAAGCCCATACGTTCGAAATCTTCCTTGGGCACTGTGCCTGTTAGGCCCCAACGTATAGGAACGTTTGCGAATGGACCACTGAGTAATTGTTTGAGTACGTCTGCTTTGGCCTGGTGTGCTTCGTCAATAATAATCGCCACCAGATCCTGTCCGAATTCTTCCAGGCTCATGGGACTAAGACCTTCTTTGAATCGCTTCTGCATACTGTCCAGACTTTGCCAGGTGCAAATTGTATGCGTCTTGCCTATTTCTTTCTTGTCACCAAAGTAAACACCAACATCAAGCCCCATGAGTTCATAGTCTTCACAGGTCTGTCTTACTAGATCCTTGTTGGGCACAATAACTAGACTTCTGCCATAGCTCTGCACACTTTTGCTCAGTGTAGCTGTTATCAGAGTCTTACCAGCGCCTGTGGCAATCTCCTGCACACATTGTGGGTTCTTCAGGAAGTAGTTGATGGCACCTACCTGATAATCTCTGAGCAATACTGGATTACCTGCCTGAGGATGACCCTGGGGCCATATAGTTTGCTCGTGTGTAGTTTCCTCCACATCAATAAACTGAAAATCATAAGTGGGCCGCTGGTCATCAATCTCAATTGAATATCCCTCGTCCACTATAATTGGTAATATTTTATCCAGAAGATTAAAATAGCTTGCGCCGCCAAGTGTGAAGAAACCAACACAACCATCCCAGCGTCCAAGTTTATATGCCGGAGTATGTCTGGCATATTGCATAAAAAACTTAAACTCTTTTTCCAGTTTACGTCTTGTGCTAACTTCTAGTCCTGATAATTTAATATTAACTTCGTCTCTAATGTGTATTGTACATTCCATAAGTACATAGTATAACACCACTATGCCTGGAAGTCAAAGAAAAAGGCTACCGGAGTAGCCTTTTATAATAATCTAAAACTTATGCTCGCTTGAGAATAGTAGTCTCTGCAAGACGCTGCCAGTTATGTGCTGACATCTTACGCAGATCTGCAATCTTCAGAACTGTACGCAGGCTCAGTTCACGCAGGCGTGTGCGGTTTTCCCAGATGTAGTTGACGATTTCATCACTGGCGCCTTCTTCGAAGTCATACGAATCCAACATACCGTCACGTACAATCTGCTTGATACGCAGGTACTTGTCACGCTGAGTATCCATAGTCAGGTCCAGATAGTGGCACCGTGATTCCAATGCATCCAGGTGATCCTTCAGCTTCTTGGAGCGAACGTGCTCGAACTTGATGTTAGTGATAAAAATCACACTACCTTTAAAGTCAAAGCGATCTGGAACACCTTCGCGACGCAACATGCTGGAGTCAGTATTCCAGCTGATGGTACGCTTAGAGCTAGAATCCAGGGCAGCCTTGAGAATGTTCAAGCTCAGGTCGTCCAGCAGGATGCTGTCACAGTCGTCAAACACCAAGACGCTATTGCTATCTGCATATTGGAACAATTTGCAGTAGAGTCCAATAGCTGACATCGCACCTTTGACGACTTCAAAGCGAGGCTTGCGATTAGCCATTTTGTCAAACAGTGCTGCCTGTTCCAGAACTCGCTCAACACCAAA